CTTCCTGCTCTGCTAAGTCGCGCAAGTACTGCAAGTCTTCTTGTGTGATATCTAAGCTATCTGCAATCCCAGATGTGCTATTCGCTATGTTACCGGTATCTGCTGCGATACCTCCTAGAGTATCACTGTAAGGCGATGTTCCTTGTCCTGACATTTGCCCAATCTGATTAGCTATTCCCTGCATTGGATCATCCGCAGGCCTATTCGCTTCCTCGCGCGCGGCAGCAATCTCAGCCTCTCGCATTTGTTGGTTAGCTAACGCTTCTGATTTCCACTGGTCAATTTGATTCCATCGGTCTTGAGAGGCTTTAGCGATATCCGCTTCATAATCTGCATAGTCAGCTTCTCTTGCTTGCTTTACAGCGTCATTTTCCAGCTGTGCAGTTGTTCCGAAAGTCACATGGTCGATGAACTCAATGCTTACACCAGGTATCCAGTTAAGAGCTGCTATAAAAGCATTGATAATATCTATGGCACCATTACACATGTCTTGAATAATTTTAAGCGTGCCAGCTTTCATGTCTCCACAGATGTTTTGGATTTGCATCCCTAGCCACATTGTGGATTTTACTAACTGATCCCACAAATCCATGATATAGTAAGCACCAGTCATTACACCGATTTTTACCCAGTCCCAAGCCATTAGAACCCAGTTGCACATAGTAAGCCATGCTGCTTTAATGCCACCGCAAGCTTTTACCCACCAAATCAGCGCAGCTATAACAACGCCGATTGCTATAGCTACCCAAAACAACGGATTTGTCAGTAACGTTTTGAAAAAACCTTGTGTAGCTAAATCTACAAGTTTTGTCGCTATTGTTTGGATACCTAAAGCCGCGGCATAAACTAGTACAGCAGTCGCTAAACCGTAAAAAATAGGGCCTATTATAGACCAGTTGTCGTATATAAATTGCGCCATTTGCCCGATAAATGAAATTACAGGCATAAATGCGTTAAGAATCGCATTTTTTGCAAGCTCCCATACCTGGGTAAATGTCATAGGCATGGAGTTAAACTTTTCATTAATGCTGTCTGCACTGGAAAGCATGGCATTTTTTACGATTTCTGCAGTGATTTGACCGTTTGATGCCATCTCTCTCAGTTTGCCAATGGGAACACCCATGTAGTCAGCAATGGTTTGCATGATAGTTGGTGCCTGCTCAAATACAGCGTTAAATTCTTCACCGCGAAGTACACCAGAACCCATAGCTTGTGTTAGCTGTAGCATGGCGGCGTCTATTCCTTCCGCAGAAGTTCCCGCAATTGTAAATTGTTTGTTGAGCAGTTCTGTAAACTGTATGATTTCTTCATTACTGTTAAAAGCATCGGCTGCCATAATACCCATTTTAGAAACGGCATCAGCTGTGGTTTGATAGGAAGCTCGTGACCGATTGGCAGACTCCATAATTTTGTTTTGTAGCTCTTCTGTTCTTTGCAAACCATCATTCATAAGGTCAAGACGCGCTTTTGTTGTGGTCATGGTATCTGCCAAACTTAGCAAACCTTTGGCACCTTGAGCCCCAGCATACATGGCGACAACACTTTTGATTTTTCCTGCAAGACCCGCCGCGGCGTTAGCCCCGTTTCGTATTTCATCGTTATGTCTTCTTTGGCTACTGGTCGAGCGTTTTGTATTAGACTCTATATCTAGTATAGATGCAGCAACTTCATTCAGTTGTATCTTAGCTTTCTGTATCGTTGCTGTGTTTACGGCTTTTCCCGAAGCTTTTTGCATCTCCTCAAATCCTGTAACCACAGTCGTCATAGCCCTATACATATTACGCAAAGGACCCGATACCCTATCCATAACTTGAATTGAAGTCTGAATTGTCGCTATGGAAATCCTCCTCCTTTCTGTAAAAAGGTATAAAAAAAGCACTGTACTTTTCTGTACAATGCTTCTTAATTAAAAATTATAAAACTTTTTCTGTGGTTGTTTTTGGTTTGATTTCCTCTAAGTCAAATACGCCGGTCATAATGTCAATACCTACACTTTTTATTGCACTTAAAAAACCTTTGCTGGCTTCAACCTCGACATTATATCTATTATAGCAAACCATGAGTTCATCAAGCGCTTGCATTTTAGAACGAATGTGTTGCAGTTTGTTCTGTATAGTTTCATTTTGCGGCACCATTGCATATAGTTTTTTCGGTTTTTCTTTATGTATCGGTGTATTAAAGCACGGTATTTGCTCTACCTGCACGCCATTTTCTTTCATTAGCTTGTCAAAACCAGATTTTGTTATCAGTAACATTCGTGGAATCATTGCGGACATTTTAGGGTGTCGCTTTTTCATCTCTGCTAATGCTCTGCCCTCTGCAACAAAATAGTCAATGCCACAGATTAAATCACTTTTGCGTATGTACCAGTTTATAGTAGTCTGTGACAGTCCTGTAAAATGCACTATATCTAAAACGCTTAGTACAGGTACGCCATTGAATGTCTTGTCAAAGTATTCATACGGCTGTTCTTGTTTTTGCTCTAGGCTATAGCTGCCTGTTTTGCGAATCGAAGGAAGTACTTCATTTACCACCCATTTTCGGAAAGGTTTTACTTTCTCCGTCTTTGCTTCTAGCATAAAATCAAATAATTCAGATTCAGTTAGATAGGTGTTTACACCATGTAAACACCCCGTAATTTCAGCGTTTTGCAATACTTTTAAGATTCTAGCTTTATTCGGTAGAGGTCTGTTTTTATTTTTTCCAAAGACAACATACCCTAGTGCTGCACCAGTTGAAAATAGTTCAAATAATAAAGTTCCATCTTCATTTTGTATAATTTCCACATTACATTTTTCAAACATCATTAAGCTTGTCATAACTAACACTCCTTATTTTAGGTTTGACCAAAATAGAAGTATAGTGTATAATATTTATACGACTAATTTGGTCGCTTCAATAACACATTCCGTACTTTTTCGACGAGTGGCGGTTTGTGTTATTTTTTTTGTTTATCGACCTCAGATTTGACTAATGAAATACCTTTGTGAATTACTTCCGCTTTAGAGATATGTAGCTTTTCTGAACACTCCTCTAAAGTTTTATATGTATCTTCTGATAATCTTATTTCAAATCGTTTACTACGTTTATCTGCTGTCGGTCTACCTTTTGGGGACACTTAATTCACCTCCTGATTATTGTCCGTACTTAAATAATGAGTTATGTACGTACATATGTCAAGAGTTTTTTTAAATTTTTTCAATAAAAATACCAACTACCGTAGTGATAGTTGGTCTAATTATAAATTTAAAGTTATCTGAGATTGAATGTAATGGAATCCAAGGTCTTGTAATCCTTTTCCTGCTCTATTTTTAGCTGTAACGGCTTTTCAGATTCCACCACTTCATTAGGAACTGCAAATGCAATATAGCCTGTTTTTGTTTCAAGTGGAGAAACGGTTGTGTGAACTAAACTACTGTAAATATTTAGAGCAGATGCTGTGGAATAGCCACTGTACTCGTATTTTCCATCATAAATCAATGTCTCTTTCGTATACTCTGAGTACGGAGTGTCGGGTAAAAACATTTCTAAATTCTCAGCTGTATTTTTTAACTGCGCGTTGACAATAACAAATTGTTTTCCTTCACCAGCAGCAATAGTGTTGCTCCCCATCATATTTTCGGTCTGCGCTTTTAACTCAGGAGCATATTCTATCGAGGTTACTGTAATTTCCCATCCCCCAATAGTTGCTGTCTCACCAATAGCAATGGTTCTTACATCTTCAATAGTACTGACAACGGTGCTGCTAACACTGCTAGTGGCTACACTTTGGCTTTCTGGCGAGGAACTGCTTCCACAACCTACTAAAGCGGCCGATACTACAGCACAAGCAGCTAAAACTAAAAATGTTTTTTTCATGATTCTTTCTCCCTTTAAATATGATATTTTACATTATATATCAAGATTGGAAGATAAGCAATTATTTGTGTTTAGGTTTCGCACGCTGTGCTTCTTTTTTATCGCTATTAACTTTGACTTGAATGGCTGCAATCACAAAAGCCTTTTCATATCTATCAAGTTCCATATACTGCGACGGTAGAATTTTTAATTTATGCAAACAATAGTATGCAATATTTGCGTCACTGTCCCCGTCGCAAATTAGTTTTTTGCTTCTTCAACAAGCTCGTCCATTGTGGTATCAAAGCCGTTTACTTCCTGTACTTTTGATAGGTAATTATTATACTCACCGATGTTCAAAATTTCCTTTAACAATGCATCTTCACCCATCACGCCATAGCTGTTTTGAAGTTCTGCGTCTGCTAAGTCCGGGTATACAGTGCATGCTGCAGCCATCTTACCTAAATATAAGTACATATCCAGCTCCGGAGTAAAAGCATTCTTCTTACCCGGAATAGGAATCTGTTTTGTGCAAGCTTTTTTTAAAGCATCATCTTTTCCTGGTGAAATAGCTCTGATCTCCCATTCAACAGGTTTTCCGTCCTCCACAATTCTTTTTGATGCTACGAATTTCACATTTTCTGTTTTCTGTACATTTTGCGCTAAAAACGCCGCTAAATTTTTTGCCATAATATTTCATCAACCTTTCTATTGTTCCATACCTTGTAACAACTTAAACTGTTCGGGAATTTCAAAATCCTCAAATGTGAAGTCCATATCTTCGTCTAAATACTCTGCATCTGCGTCAAATTTTGCAAGAATACCACCGTCAACGTTGCAATCTTTTAAAATTACAGTTTGTCTTCCTACAGCACTGGTTGGATCCTCGTTTGTCACTTGAATATCAAAGTAAACATCTTCCCCAGTCTCTTTATATCGATACATAAGCATACGAAAAACACTGGTATTATAGTGAAAAGTCGCGGATCCTGTACCAGTCCAACCTGTAGCTTTATTGCCTTTTCCGGTTTTCCCTAAGATTGGTACTTCCGTCTTATTTTTCTCAAAGTTAGCCTCAAGGTTAATGGCTTGCATTAAGTTATAGCGCTTTCCTTCCAGAGTTACATAACACTCTGCCAATGACGCGCTAACGGTATCTTTTGCATGCATAACATTTCTTGCCATTCTTTTTGTCCTCCTTTTAGTTTACTGTCACTGTCATGTATAAGTGAGTCATGGCGTCGATAGGCTTTACCATATCAGTTACAACGATGGACTGTCTGCTATCTCCTTGTGCCACCACAAGATTGCTGGTATCAAAAGCATCAATAGCTTGCAATCTTTCCAGTTCTTTATGGTGATCTACCAGGGCACTCCAAAAACTTGTACGACCACTTTCGTTATTTTGAATCTTACCTAAAAATCTATTGTTAAAAATAAGAGCTGTATCAACTGCAATTTGGTCTAATACTCGGATGACTTGATTTCGAGAAAAATCTTTTCCTTTTTCATTTGTGTGAGTAACCAGGGTATTAATATCATCAAGCACTCTTCCACCATTACCTACTCGGTGCAAAATATATTTTCCGTTTTGCAATGCGTCTTCCAATTGTTTTTGAGTGTAATCCATTTTCACACTATACTCGCCATCGTAAATTTCATTTGTTGTAGATTTATTTACAGCACATCCTGCTTGTAAGCCAGCTACCCAGTACACCAAATCAGATACTTGTGCGTCTGAATCCGCAACGTCATTTTCAACACTTATGATACCTTCATAGTCTGCAGTGTTATACTGATGTAAAACCGTTTGAAACTTCACTCCCACTTCATCTCGTAAGCGCTTTGTAAACGCAGCAAACAGCTTTTTAATTTCTGTTGTTGTAGCTGGACAAGCAAGAATATTGAAGCTGTAGGATTCAATTTTATCTAAAAAGCTTTGATATTCAGTACCTGTTACCTCGCCGCCATTGGTACCACCGGACATTGGTGTGCCAGCATCTGCCTCTAAATTTAAACCGGGTGAAAATTTCACAAAGTCATTATCTTTGATTTCTGCTTTTGTAATTGCAATTTGCTCATCTACTACTACATTATCAAAGACTGTTTTTACGTCAAACTTTGAAGGTTCATCCACGTTGGTTGCTACAGAAATACGGATCTTATTACCTAAAGCACCGGTGCATTTTGCAGTTCCGTATTTATTAGTAGCTGCCACCCCTTTGTTTAGCTTATAAAAATATGCAGATTTTGCATGCAAAAACAAATCTCTGATGCCTTTCAATTTTGCATGGTTGTATGGGTACCCAAAGATTTTCAACGATTCATTTTGAAGCATTTCTGATGTTACCTCAAAAACATCGCCATTCACGCCCCACTCCATTATAAGAGGCATTGCAACAACGCCTCTGTCGCTGACAGCGGAACTTACGGATGCAGAACTAACAAAGTTAATATAAGTACCTGGGAGTACTTTATTCTGAGTTGTCCAGTTTCCTCCACCTAGTGCCATTATCTCACCTTACCTCTCAAAAAATTAATAATCAATTTTTCTGTTTCTTTCACTGTATAAACGCTATATTCATCTAAAACAACGTTTAGAATGTCTACATTATCTCTAAATCGTTTCGCTTTCAAAAGCTGTTCTTTCGTATAGCGAATATCATCCACTTGTTTTTCTTTCGTTTTAACTACGGCCATTTTCGCCATCAACTCCTTGCTTTATTTTGACATCTGACATGGCATTATCCAGCTTTTCACTCTCGTAGGTCACAAAATTATAATTCACAAAGCAATGCAAAACACCGTCTGCATTTTCTGTATGCATGCTTGTTCCTAAAAAGCGGTTACCGTCAGCAGAAGTGATTAGCTTTAAGCATTCTAGCAACCTCATTGATACATCAAGTATATCTCTCTGCGTTTTTAGTTTGCTGAAATAGTGCACGTCAAATGCACACAGGTTGTTTTTTCTTGAACCTAAATAGTTGTCTGTATTCGTTGTAAGGTCTGCAATAAAAAAGCAAGGCTCCTGTAAGCCTTGTTCTACCGTATCTGTGTATATACTGTATTCCTCTCCAAACTCTTGAAAAAGAGAAATGGCAATTGAATCCACAATTTCATTTATCATACTTTAAATATATCCTCCATATACGGTTTTAAAAGCCTATTAATGATTCTAGGAGCAGCTGCCTCTGAAATTTTCAGCATAAACTGTCCTTTCACCCAAGAATTTTTTAACCGCTTACCTATCGCGGGCACATACCGCCCTGGCTCTTGTCTATGACCATATTCAACATAAGAAGCATAATTTACACTATTAAACACAACTATTTCATACGATGTTCCTTTTCTTGAAACCTGCATAGTGGTCTTAGTCGCAGCTTTTCCACTACTCATTGAAGACTTACCCGCCATCCATCCCCGCCGTAAAGCACCCGACTTCACCGGCGTCCTCTTAATAACCGTATTTATTAGCTGTGCCGCAAGCTTCTGCGTACATCGAACACACAGGTCATCTACACTCGCAGCCACTTTCTCTAGATTTTTTTGTAACTTTAATAAAGCTTCAAAATCAACATTACCCCATCTACTCATACTTTACGCCCACTTGTCGAATAGAGAAAGCTCTATTTCCTGATGAGTTGGATACAATGCCGGCTTACCTGAACTTTTATACTCTGTTGTTCCACCGCATTGCGTAACGACGATTTTAGAACCTTCCGGAACTTTTATTTCCGGTGCAAGAAAAAGTTTTACAGACTGTGTGATTGAGGCTACATTATCACCACTGGTAGCTGGTATGCTTTTATAAGATATTCTACAAGGTTGTCCCGTAACGATCTTTTTTTCTTCTGAGGATGATATGTGTGTAATTTCGTCAGTTTCGTATACCCTAACAAAGATATCGCACGAACCTCTGTATAAGTACTCTATCGCTTGTCTAGCTGTCACCATCTTAACCTCCTAAAAGCAATTAGGTCATCATACGGCAGAGTTCTAAGAGATTGAATCAGGATATCTTTTTTCTGTGTGGGGGTGGCTTCCGCCACAAAATTAACTTGTGTATCTCCTTCTTTTATGGATGCTACACTTTGAGCGCTCTCGCTATCTGTATCGCCATTAGAGAAACTCAACCCATACATTACTTCCCCGCACGCCATATTAACCACCGCGTAGTTCAGTTCGGGAGGAAGCTCCTTAATATTACAAAAATTAAAGATTGCTTGTATCGCAGCATCAATACTACTTTCAAGGCTATAAGAATCAACATCCTTATAGCCATATAACGCTAGTTTTTTTCTTACAGATTCCATCAGTTCTAATGCCGCCATCGTTATCAACCTTTCCTTATCCTCTGGAAATGATTCTGGCCATTGGAATTACTTTGTCATTAATAGCATTTGTACCGTCATTTACAAGTTCCCAGTTTTCAGGTTTCTTCAATTCGGCGTTTGTGGGACTATTGCTTGCTTGAGATGCTTTTTTGTATGAAATACCTGCGACAGACACAGCTGTGCGACGTCTGCTTACCAGAGAGTCTTCACCGCCATTTGTAAAGGCGTCGCGCACCATTTCATACGGTACTTTTGCACCAACATCTTCCCAGCCAAAAGCACCGTCACCGAGAATGTATGTGGTGTACAGCGTATGCTTATTCGCGGAGCCTTCCTCTTTGGTAGGCATTGCGTCATCAATAACAACGAGTTTACCATTCCATGTTGCAAGCTCAAGGTCTCTTTGAACACCGTTTTCATCAGTATACTTCAAATGTTGTAGCAGGTTCAGGTTTTCCAAATTGGTCGCTACTGCACTATGCATAAGCGCTAAGCTAAATTTAGACTTATGGTCACCACATGCTTTTTGGATAGCAGAGTTTAATGAAGTTGCACTAATCAGCATGTCATCCGTAGTTGCGGTGTCACCGGAAGCAGAAATGTCCAGTGTGTGATTTGCTACAAAGTTTTGATTTGCTTTGTTATAGTTAGTATCTTTCATTGAGAAAATACCTTCTAAGATAGCCAGCATTGTGTCTTGATCAGCTTCATTCCAGTAGTCCATGATTTGACTGCGGACATTAGCCATAAAATCAACACCGCCGGTAATATCATAGCTAAAGTCACCTTCTGTCCATGCCTTCATACGACCAAAAGTAAACACACCTTGCTCAAAAGAGGTGGTTCTTTCTTTGGTTAGTGTAGTAGCACCGTCATAGTTCTGAGGCGCCCCACCAATCAAGCCGAAATATGGAAGCGTTGCGTATACCGTTCCGGTTTGACTGTCTGTCTTAAATGTTTCAACTAGTCGGCTGTCTCTTGCGACCGCTCTTGACTGTCTCAGTCTGTTTAACTTTGGATTTTCGATCGCTTTCATGTATTTACCAAAAGCCACCGGATTAAATGTTTTTGAATCGAATTTTGCCATTTACTAAACCTCGCTTTAAATTTTATTTTCCATCATTGCACAAATATCATCGTAAGACGTTTCTGCAGTGATATTAGATAACGGAAGACCATCTCTTCCTTGCACCGGCTCAATGCCTGTGAATTTTGGTGCCTCGTTTGTTTCGAATAGAAACTTGCTGTCCTCTGCACCTTTTAGAGTTTCAATGTTCTCTAGCAGTCCTTTTACAGTACCATCTTCCTGAATCTCTGCGTTTTCTAAATCGAGCAAAGCTTTTACAGCCTTTAGATTTTTCGCTTTTGCCGACGTAAGCGCCATTGTTACCGCATGTTCAATTTTTTGCTGTTTTAACTGAGCTTCATACTTTTCTTTTGCTGCCTGATTTTCGTTTTTTAGAGTTTCAATGGTTGCTTGTAGGCTTTCCGTGTCAATTTTAGAAAGTTTATCCAGCTGAGCATCTCTTTCTTTTACTGTTTCCTCTAACTGCTTTTTTGCTTCCTTTACAACAGAAAAATCTGTTTTAGAGACAAAGTTTTTCCCAATTTCAGTTGATACTTGTCTGTCAATATCCTCTGTGTACATATCACCTAAAATTGTTTTTAACCACTCTAACATATAAAATCCTTTCTACCGCCGTTATTTTTACTTGGCCTGTACCAATCCTGCGGTGCGCTTTCTTTCTCTCCGCGCGCAACGGCTAATTTTTTACATAAAAATAAGACCTTTTAATGTCATGTCCAGGACAATTGGGTATAAAAAATCCGCTCTGTGTTTACAGGCGGTTTCTACTCAAATAACATATGATATTTTTTTTGCAGCTCTTTTATTTTTTGGTTACATTCCATTTTTATATGGCGCGGTGTTGGTTCGTCTTTACCTTTGAGATGAGCATTAGGATTCGGATTTTCCTTATACCACTCTTCTTCTAATCGGTCATAAGTCTCACATAAGGCTATGAATTCTTTCTTATATTGCTCATACTCAGGTGTACCTTTTGCAGATTCTTTCATCATTTCTTTACCCTCCAATATTTAAAATGCAACCTTTGCTGCACCTCTTCCATAGTTGCATGGTATTCATCCATGTCAGGGTCTATTTTTCCATTAAAAGTCAATTCTCTTGTATGCGTAGTTTGGATATCTTTAAACAGGTATTTAACATCATCATACGCCATCTCTATTGTATCGTCAAGCCGTTGCATAAAGTATTCATACATATAGTCAGAAGCCATTGCAAATTGCTCTCCGTAAGAAATAAAAAAAGCAACATCATCCGCGCTGAAAGAAAAATATGTTTCATTTTTTGGATGATTGTGGTAAGAGTAAGAGCCTTTTAGCGTAGTTCCTTCTGTCATCGTTTCAATCAGACCAGGGAATACATTAGCGCTGTCACCTTCTGTTACCCAAACAGAGCCGTCCTTACATATAGAAATATTACGCTCATAATCTAAATCTAACACGCTGCTCTCGAATTCTCTTATCTTTTTCATTATCGCTTTTTTATCTGAATAATCTAGAACACCTATTTTTTTAGATGATTTTTTATTATTACCTTCAACATTACTTGCCCCTTTGCCTTTAACGTACTTCTCATACCACTGCTCGAATGTCATACCCGCAGGCACTCCGTAGTTTGTACCACCTGCATCTTTTGCAACTCTTTCTCCAATCTTTTCGTCAACAGCAGGAGCGGTACAGCAGCGACACCGTGTGTGATACGGCGGCGTAGTAATTCCAGGTTTTGCATCGCTCCCGTCTATCACCTTGCCGTCCATCGCCCCACAAGTACTACAAGTGTGTCCGTCAAGAGTTCCTACAATTTCCAGCTTATCAACACCTATTTCTTTAAAGCTGTCTTGCTGAGTCGCATTCGCAAAATAAGCGGATTCTGTTTGAACCAATGCGACTGCCCTATTTTTACTTACGTCAAATCGTTCTGAAAGCCGTTTAGCAAGTTTTTCAACAGGCTCACCACGTATCAAAGCTTGTGTAAGGCCAGTATGCAGTTCATTTACCAGCTTTGTTCTATTACTCCAAATTCGTTTGCTAAAATCACGACCATCGTCTGCCCACGGCTTTGATAGAACTTTGTTGATACGGGCTGTGTCTAACTTTGTAAAACTACTTCCCAAACCCAGACCTTTTTGTATTTCAAAAATAGAGTGATAGTATCCGCTCTCGTAGATATCACGTAGTACACCATCAAGGTCATCAAGCTGATTTCCAAACACAACTTCGGCGTGTTGTTGTAGTTGAATTTGCAGTGACTCTAAGCGACTAATATGTACCCTCGCACTAGCATTTTTTAATTGCTGTACCCATTTGCCGTTTATATTATTTTCCTCACCATACTTGATATAGTCGTCTAGGGTCCACTGTAACTCTTGTAGTTCTTTGCTATTGAGCAATCGTTTAGACTCTGCATACGTAATTCTATTATCTTTCGCAAAGCGGTTATACCAAGTATCGATATCCTTTTGAATCTGAACAATTGCTTTTTGGTACTCTCTTTCTAGAGTTTCCTGATACATATCCGCTTTTTTCAGTTCTGATTCTGTGACTTGCTCAAACCGTTTTCTCCAATATTCACTATTGCTCATCAGTTAAACCCTCATGCTCAGATTGCTTTGCAAAGGCGTTGCTATACAGATCTTCTTGTACTTCTTGTTGTTCCTTCTTAAGCTGCTCCAATTCTGCGTCCACATCTTCAACAAACGGGTGCTTGGAAAGAATTGTTTTTCGACTGATTTGCCCTTCGGATTTTTGACACTGGTCAATAAGCTCCGCGTTATTCATTAGAACATTTCGGTTAAAAATAATGCGAATATCTTCATGAGAATAATCGCTCTGCCCCGAATTTTTCAAATGTGCATTTATAAACCATAGAAGTTGTTCCATGCTTGCTCTGAACTCCGACTCAATGCCCGTTGCATCTATATCGATGTCAGAATACATTGACATAATATTCATCTGATTCGGATTTCCTGACATTCTATCGTCTTTGGCGTCATACCCTTGAGCATTTTCAATCAAGGCTTTCTTAAAAATGTCAACAATAGCTTTGTAATTCTCGCAGTTAACGTCAACAGATAGAGTTCTAACATCTCCACCCGGTCTGTCATCTGTGTTTACAACCTTTACAGCTCCATATGTCGCAAGTTTTTGCCGAAACTCTCCGAGGTTCTCTCCATCATAGTTAACCAGAACCATGATACTGTTTCGCGGGTCCTCCTCTAAGTTGTTTTCAAATGTGGAATGCATTAAATTAATTCCGTCTTGCAGTGATTTTATTGCTTTGATAAGCGGCTGCTCTTTACTATTTCGCTTAAAAGGAATAATTGGAATTGTACTCCATGTAAATTTTTTGTCTCCTACTGTTAAATACGGCTGGAAGGCAACTTCTTCCGGTGTGAGAGCCCCATTTTTAAGCAGGTAGTTATATTTCCCTTTTTTCGTGTACACTTCCACGTGCTCCTGAATAGAAGGTAAATTACCATCATACAAAACAATTTCGTACAGTCTAATAACCGCATCGAGTTTTGTATGCTCTGAATCTTGCCATAGCGGTCGAATTTCATAACTTTCAAAACGCTTAAAATTCAATTCTCCTGCCTGATTGTAGTAGACATAAAGCCATCCTATTCCACCGTTAAAGCTATCTTCTGCAATATTTTTTAATGTGATATCCCACCGGCTATTGAACATTTTCCGAAGCGTCTTAGCATAATCTTTGTTTTTAGTATCCAAACTAAAAGGTTTAGCAAAAGAGTAATTCACCTTTTGATTTACCATTCTTGCGTATTGATTATCTACGATTCTATTATTTGGAAGATTCTTAACCTCTCTTAAATCGCCGTCCTCATCTATGGTGGTTCTCTTGTGCAATATGATATCATGGTCCCCTCCATAATATCGTTCTCCTGTTATCTGCCATTGACGTTCGGCTGAATTGCGCCATTCATAGATTTCACGCTGCAAAAACTGTAGGTCGGTCAAGCGATTTTTGGCGCCTGTTTCTATGATGTGATTAATTCTGGTTGTTTCGGTTTCACCTGATATTAGATTAAATATTATTTTTCTCACCCCTTTTTAATCAAAGCTAAATGTGCTTGATTTAAAAGCCGCTCTCACAAAGTACCTTAAATCATCCATAGTATGGTCGTTTTCTTTTAACACTGCGTCTGCTGTCTTCTTTTCATCCCAGCAATACAACCCGAATTCTCTAATGCAATCCGCACAACAATCATTTATTTTTATTTTCTCTTGTTTCAGTACTGTTGCTACTTCTCTGATTCCATCTATAACTGCATTGTTTGCTTTTTCAACTTGGAATCTCCCATGCTTACGAATGCATGCGATAAACGAAGCTGCTGACGGATCCACTATTACCTTTGATATCGGTAAATAACCTTTTCCTTCTTCCTTTTGAACCAACCTTTCCAATTCCTCGTAGTGCTCCTCATCGGTACGTTGATATTTCATTTTTCTGCCATCATAATAGCTTTCTTTCACTCTGTACCATACTCCCAAGCTTCGCCCCCACAATCCCATAGAAGTCGGATTACAAGTGCCATAGTCTATAGATACCATATACCTGTCATACACTCTATGAATTGTCGGAACAACATGCTTAACTTTGTCAAACACCGAATATACAAGCCCTTCTGCTACAACCCATAGTCCGCGGATAAATCTATCATAGAAAACACCTGAGTACATGTTTTCATAACGCTTTTTTACCTTCTCAGATAAGCTGTTGTTATCTTCCATAGTGAAATGCAAGTATAAAGCGTTTTTATTCTTGTGTTTTTGTATCCACTCCTTATAGAACCAATGCTCCGGGCTGTCCGGGTTGCAGTTAAACCAAAATTTTGACCCTTCTACTGAGCATCTTGCCAAAGCTTGTTCTACAAAAGAGCGCGGCATTAAAGCAACTTCATCAAACATAACGCCTGCTAAGGTCATACCTTGTATCAAAGCTGCCGAACCTTCATCTTTACCACCAAATAAATAGTATTTATTAACCCTACCATCAAGAGAAACCACCATAAGATTTTCGCTTTTTCTCTCTGTGATTTTACATAGTCCCTCAAATAAAGTAGGCAACTGCGTTATAACATTTCGCCGCAAACTCTCAATTGTTTTTCCGCATATGGCAAAGGTCTTTCCGTTAAAGCAACTACAGGACCACAAAATAAAACCAATTGACATAGACACCGTTTTACTGGAACGTATAGAACCATCGCATATAATTGCGTCCTTATCCTTATACCTTTCTGTCTGCCACCATGTCATTGTAAGCAATGACCTCGGACTAAACACCGCATACTTCATCTTCGTCTATCCCTTCCATAAGCTGTACACTGTCCTTTATTTTTTCAATCAAGTTGTTTTCAGCGGTTTCCTGCGCCCGATTACTATCGAACATACCCAAGTGCCGTCCTATCTTTTCCAATGCGTCTAACTTGCTGTTAAGCCGTATCTTTACACCATCTTTTCCGGCTTCGATACTTGCAACAGCTCCTATCTTGTCCTTTGGTATGTCCGCGGTATCTTTCGGGATAACAAATCCATGATAAATACCTACAAAGTCTGTTATTTTAGCAAACCCTATAGTTACAAGCTCTCTCAGGACATCCTCTTGACGAATGCTCGTTCTTTCTTGCAATTCTTTTTGCTCTTTTTGCATGTATTTTTGAATGTCAACATTTGTCAACAATCTCTGTCCAATAGAACGCGCTGTTTTTTCGCTGTATCCTGCTCGGATAGCTGCTTGCGTAGCGTTCAAATCTATAAGATATTCATCCACAAATTTTTTCTGTTTTTCTGTTAATTTAGACACCTCACCACCTCGATATATAATAGTAAAAAACAATAAGACCGTGCTTCTGCACAGCCTTATTTCTCTTAATCCTCAGTTTATACTATACCACACTATCTATATGACATTCTATGACATTTATTGCTTTCTTATGGAGTCGGTTGATTTGTCTCCAAGTATAGTGCATTTGTACCGCTATTTGCTCAAACGTCCACCCATTTATGTATCGATATCTTAATAACAGTCTAAGTGTATCACTCTCCACCGTATGGATCGCTTTTTCAATGTCTAACTTTGCCTCGCACCAGTCATCAATTCTTATATCGATCTTTCTTTCATATTCTTCCAGCTTTTCTACAGTTGACTGCACTTTATCGCTTTCATTCGTACCTTTTGGCATGTCGCTGTATGTAGGAGTTATCTTAGTTCCAAGAGAAAATATCTCGCTTTTCTCACGTAGAAGTTGAGTAATTTCTTTATCTATTTGTTTATACCTTTTCAAAAACTTTACTTTTTCTTGATATGTCATTTTCTTCTTTTCCTTTCTGCAATATCCGCTATAACTGAAATAACACAAAACACTAACACCGTGCCTGAAATAATTGCCCCTATTAAAAAAGCCCACCAATACTGCAAAACCGTGATAAACGGCATGTTTGCAGCTAAAATTATTATCGCTACTAGGAGGATAGATGAGGCTACAGCGCAGAGAAGTGTAACACCATTTTTAACGCTTATTAGTTTTACCTCCATATCACTTACCATCCTCTGTCACTTTTATGAAAAAACCTCTGTGCCTATAGTAAGCTAAAAAATTTGCGTTAAGAACATCCAGAGATAAAATATCTTTTGCACATAGCGACACAAAATAAACACCGTCAATATCTTCACTTTTTATTCTCTCTAAAACTTTATCAAATGAAATTATTTTTGCTTTCATTTTTACTCCTCCTGTATTTTTTGTTTCTTATTGCTCATGTCTATTACTTTTGCCAGTATCGCAGCAGTATTATTAATATCCGCATCATCGGTTAACAGCTTTCTTCTATTCAAGATAAGTAGTTCACTTCTAGAAACCAACTTTAAGTTTTCAATACTGCAATTCAACCTATTTCCATCTAAAAAAATAAGTATATGATTTTCAGGTATTTTTCCATGTTGGTTTTCCCATAACACTCTATGTTTTAGATGCCATTCGTTAGGGTCTTTTACCTTTATCTCTATGTAACCGTCCTTTGTGATACGTTCACTTCCAATTGGTCTGTAATTTTTAGGGACGTTGCCTTTCTGAAACCATGATTTTTCACAGCCTTTATAACATACACCTTTATAACTTTTATTATGGGGAATGTGTCCTTTTTCAAATTTTCCATTTACCCCATTTTTAAGACCTTTCCTTTGCAATAACCCTTTCATTGCTTCAAAAGTAACAGATTCGTGGAAGTGAGTATTAAATTTGTCTGTTATTTCTTTATAGCTCGTACCTTCTATGTTTTTTTCAAGGAAATCAACCATTTCTTTTGTATATTTCATTCCCATTGTTCAAACCTTTTAATTCTTTCTTGTAAAGCTTCTATCTGAACCTTTAAGTTTATAACTTCGTCCGGAGAACTCCCTGTACTTTCATAGTTATAAAGCATATTTACAGCACGTACTTGATGAAGTGGATTCTTTAATACAGGCAATCCGTTTTTATCTAACTTTGTCAAACGCTTAATCATTTTTCACTGGCTCCCAATAAAGGAATTTCGTACTTATCTCCTGCCCCGTATTCATCCAAATGTTTTTTTACTGACAACGCCAAAACCCCATTATCTATAATATTTTTAGCTATTTTAGTTACCGCTTCAGTACGTTTAATCTCTTTTTCCAATTCATCATCACTCAGAGTATCATCTTGTAATCGTTCAATTTGCTCAAAGAGTGCATTATTTAAGTCGCATAGTGTATTTTTCATTTTCTCACCTCCTAAAATCCTTGTACATCAAGCTCGATTGAATTCCTGTATTATTCTGATACTTCCCACTGCTATATAAATCATAGTCTCCTTTTATGGTGTGGTAGTAAATTTGGCATATTTCTACATCTGGATAAATCACTGTTGGTTGCTCAACTGTAATTTCCAGAGTCCAATGTCCGTTAAACCCGATATCACCAAATCCCGCAGTGACATGTACCGATATCCCCAGTCTACCAACAGAAGAACGCCCCTCCAACATAGGAACATATTTATCTGTGAAAGTCCTCTCAACGGTCCTGGCAAGATATACTCGTCCCGGCTGCAGCAACAAACCCTCTTTGGGGATAATCAGTCGGGCTGTTGGATTATTTTCTTTCATGTCTAAAGTTTTATTTTCGTAAACAACCAGCTCATCACTTAGAGTTAAGTTATAGCTATTAGGATTTATTTTACTTCGGTCAAATGGCTCTATTTTAATATTACCGTTATGTATTTCTCGTTCTATTTCTTTGCCTGATAAAATCATATTTTTTACTCCAAAATAACTTTTATTTTCTTTCCGAGTGCTTCTGCTATAAGCTCCAAAACATCCAACTTTACCCTTTCGCCTCTTTCCATCTTTCGGAGCGTAGTCACAGATACGCCCGCCTTATCAGCAAGTTCCGGAAGCGTCATATCATAAAAATTTCTTAGTGCTTTTAGTTCTTGTTCTACTGTCATTTTTATACCCTCCTCGGCTCTTCTAAGCCACACTCTTTGACTGCAGTTCTTAGTAGCAGCAAATAGTTCATAAGGTCTCCTATTTTTTCATCCCAGATATCAGGCGCATAAGCCTGTCCGCTATTAACCATGTCGTATACACTAACTGTGTGCTTTGTCATCATCCCTACAAGAGCCTGTGGCACGGTACACCCCTGTAGTCCTGCTGCCACCCTAAAGTTATGAAGCACATCCTCATCCGTTGAGTATCCCTCCGCTTTTGCTTTTAAAACTCGCAGGCATTTATCGATCATTTCTTGTATGATTTTGTCTCTTTCTTCATACATCATTTAGATTCGCCACCTTTATATTTCGATATTTTAGCTTTCAGTGCTTGTAGTAACGTATCTTGTACATCTGCTTTCGCTTCAAGTGCCGCCATAACCGTTTGGTCCATACCGCCATCTACAACCAAGTGATGTATATAAACCGGCTCAGTTTGTCCTTGTCGGTGCAATCTGGCATTAGCTTGTTGGTACAACTCTAAGCTCCAGTTAAGGCCAAACCACACGACATGGCTACCGCCTGCTTGCAGATTAAGACCGTATGCTGCAGATGCAGGGTGCGCTAATAGCACGTCAAGTTCTCTGTTATTCCACCGCGTTATATCGTCTGGCGTTTTCAAATCACCTACTCGCAATTTATCTTTCGCCAATAGTGTTTTAATTCTGTCACGATCATGCTGAAAGTTGTAAAACACCAACACCGATTTGCCACTTAATGCGTCAACAAGTTCACTGAATGCCTCCAACTTACAGTCGTGCAACTCTATGATTTTTCTGTTTTCTCCGTAAATGGCACCGTTACACATTTGCAACAACTTTCCATATAAGACTGCTGCTGACTGCGCGTCAATCATATCTTCGTCTACCTGCAACAGCATATCTTTTTCCATCTGGTCATATTGTTTCTGTGCTTTGCTATCCAGCTTCACGTATCGTATGTCATCTATGCGCGGTGGCAGCTCTAAGTAGTCTTTTGCTTGTAAGCTAATGCAGATATCAGATATTCTACTTTTTATCTCGTCCTCTGCACCGTCTTTTAGGCGATATGTAAAAACTCGTTCTGCGCTACGCTTGTCCGGAACAAAATATCGTTCTCGATACTCGGTGATTGTCTTCCCGAGTCTTTCGCCTTGGTCCAATAGATACACCTGTGCCCATAAGTCAAGAAGTCCGTTAGGCGATGGCGTACCTGTTAGCCCTATAATGCGTTTGATACGTGGTCGTATTTTTTTCAAGGCTTTAAACCTTTTTGACTGTGAATTTTTAAAGCTGCTCAGTTCATCTATTACCACCATGTCAAAAGGCCACGAAGTGCGATAATACTCTACCAGCCAAGGCACATTTTCACGATTGATGACGTATATATCTGCCGGAGTGTTCAGTGCCCTAATCCGCTTTTGTGCCGTCCCTAAGCAAATGGAAACCCTTATTAGGCGTGTATGCTCCCACTTGTCGCGTTCCTTTGCCCATGTATCCTCTGCTACCTTTTTAGGGGCAATGACCAAAGTTTTACTAATCTCAAAACGGTTGTATCTTAACTCTTTCACGGCTGAAAGCGTGATGACCGTTTTTCCCAGCCCCATGTCAAGCAGCAATCCCAACTTATCGTCAGACACGGCTCTTTGAATGCAGTACTTTTGATAGTTATGTGGTGTGAATGTCTGCATTTAAATCCTGCCTCTCTAAGTCGTCTAAAAAATCTGACACACCTTCGTAGCTGTCAACAACTCTGACAAAACATCCTAAACTTTTCAGTTTTTCAATCTGGGCACCTTGTAGTTTAGATGTTTTACCCCCGGGTCTCTTAAGCTCACAAAAACCAATCTTTCCCCCTGGGAGAACTATAATTCTATCTGGTACGCCGCTGTTCCCCGGCGACACAAATTTGTATGCCTTACCATGTCTTTGTTTTGTTCGGCTAATCAAACTTTTTTCAATGTCTTTTTCTAACACTGTGTCACACATCCTTTTTAGTTAAAGTGAAATTAACCTGGACACGGAAGCCCAGCACATCAAAAATACAATACAAATCCTGAAAATTTTCAAAACATCCTCTTTCTGCGGCTGTCACCCCTCTGCTTGAAGGCCAACCCAAATGCTGCGCCAACTGTTGCTTTGAGAATCCTTTGGACTCCCTCAACAGTTTTAGCTGTTTACCAAGCTGTTTGAAATCCAATGCCACTCACCATCCTTTCGCTAGCCAAAACAACAAAACAACAAAAAACACAAGTTTTCCCTTTATATATATGTAATTATAGAGTTTATAGAGTATATATACGTGTATTCTCTTATTTCTCTTATTTCTCTTATTTTATATATCTTTTAATATATTTAATGTTGTTTATGTTGTTTTAGGTGATTTTTTGGCTTATCTACGCGGTTTCTATGAACAACAAAGTGCGTTTTTCAATGTTGTTTCTTTGTTGTTCTTGTTGTTTTACGAATTTTTCGAGTCTATTTTTGTTGTGCAGAACAACAAACTCTTTGTTGTTTTATGAAGCCCCTTTGTCTGCCGTAACTGGCTCTGAAATCAAATGCGTTTGTGTTTTTACACCACCCAGGTATGGCAGCTAAGATACTGTTGATTTCCATTGCATCTGAACGTTTCATTGCTTTGATTTCTCCTAAAAAGCACTCGCACCATATCTCTGCTGCGCATATACGGTCTCGCTCCATCAAACCCTCTGTGTCCTTGGCACCCATGCCCCAGTAAGCCCGCCGGGCGGCCAAATCTCGGCTGTACCAGTCCGACGGTATCTTCCGTTCCAGAAACTCAGTTATAACGCCTACTTTTGGATTAATCTCTGAATGACTTTCTTGTGCGTCCACTGCTTCTGCATTCGCCGCTTTGCTTAAGCACAGCGACTCTCCCAGCATGTATGCGGCAACTGCCTCTGCCCATATCTGGTCTCGCTCAAGGGCAAATTGCGTGAATATATCTTTTGTAGGCTCTGTGATGCCGATATCTACAGGCCAGAAACGCCTGTTTCCCGTCAAGTCTCTTAGAAAGTGATTGTCATTAGTCGTACCAATAAAAATGCATTGTCTTGGAAAAGAGCCTGTGCGTCTGCCATAAGGCTCTCTGTATACATCTTCTTGTCGGCTAACAAACTGCTTAATTTCATTAGATTCAGCCTTGCTAAAACCTGTAAGCTCCCCCAGCTCAACGATCCAATATCCTTGTATCTGTTCGCAGGCTTCTTTCCCTCTAAAATCATGTAAAGAGTCGTTATGCCACTCGCCGCCAAGAACCTTTGCGAATGTGGACTTACCAGCCCCTTGCTTACCTGCCAGAATCAAAATGTTATCGAACTTCACTCCAGGCTGCATGATGCGAGCCACGGCGGCAATTAGTGTCTTGCGACATGCTTCTCGTGTATACAGGCTATCCTGTGCGCCCAGATAGTCTATGAGCAAAGAATCGATACGCTTTACACCATCCCAGCATAAAGACTGCAGGTAGTTCTTTACTCTGTGTATGGAGTGTGCTTCTGCACAAAGTGCAAAGCCGTCGAAAATCTTATCCTTGCCTGTAATACCATATGTACACTCTAAGTAGTACCTCAGTCCTGAGTCATCCGTATCACGCCAGCAGGTATCGCTAAAGCGCTTGCTTTTGCATTCGCGCCACGGTAAATTGCCTGCAATGGCCACACGGTTTGCGAACTTATCAAATACAATTTTTCCTGCAAGTTTTGGGTCGTTGTTAAGGATAAGTAAGATGTTGTCGATTGTACGGAGGGGTTCTCCCTTTCCGTTAACTTTGATTTTGCCGAGCCAGTCGCCTGATGCATCTAAATCAAAAACAGGTACTGCATCAAAAGACGCCGCCGCAGTCTCGTACTTTTCTCTGGTAAGAAGTGTTGTAACGTCGGGGTCAGATGTAGCAAACTCGATCATCTGCTTGTATGAAGGCAGCGACACAGTCGGTGTGCCGGGGGCAGCATCATAGTCCAGTTCTCCGAACTTATGTAATCTTACAAGGTCAAAAGAGTTAACAAGCCTGCCGCTACACGGATCTGTAGCATGGTTACTGTACAAGAAATTTCCATCTTGATACAGAACAGCGCCGCCAACGGTCGAACCTTCTGTGTAGGTATATCTGCCATTGACACAAGGTGTGTACACATCGTCTAAGAACACGGCTATTGCCTGTTCGATGTTATACGTCTTGCAGAAGGCACCGACAACACCTGTCTTTTGCAGTGGGTCACCTTGCTTTTTAGCTGACTTTGTTGGAATGGCAGCTTCTCCCGGTACCTGCGGCCACTGTGTTTGGTCGTGCCAGTCTGAGTACTGACCGAGGATGCCATCAACGCTGCACCACGGCTTATCCTCATAGGTATGCACATACTCCCCGTTTTGCGAGATACTGGGCCAGTACATCAAGCGTGACGCTTGAAAAGTGGTAGGATCCATGTAGTCTAATCCGATATATCCTGCAAGTTTTCGAGCAACCGGTTCATACTCGTCTGCTGTTGCTGGTCGGTCTAACGGTAAAATAATGCGCAGTCTTGGTGTGGCACTTGAGTGCTTTCTGGTTGAGTAAATCGCAAAGGCACATCCTAATGACGCCACCTTGTTGATAACGGTTTGCGTTTCTCCCGCCGGGATACTGTCTGCGTCCAGCGTTACGATATGGCGGTCGATAACAGAAGTGCTACTACGACGGTTATCCTTAAGAGTTCCTCCTACAAAACCGCCTACGTCTTTTAGGTCATCTTGCTGCGACTTTGGCAGATGAATATAGTCGTCATAACTTTCACTTGTCTTTACTGGTACAGAGAGCTTTTGCACAAAATCGCTCCACATCAGCGTTTGAGGATACCAAAGTGTCGCTTTGCGGCTTTGACCCGTAGATATAATGATGATTTTGTCGTTGGTCATATCCGCTACTCCTAATCTTTTTTATAGTAATTGGTTGTAAATCCATCGGCATTTAAAGGAAGTCCCTTAGCCCATGGTGCAGGTGTACACATAATGCTGATTGCGCTATCCAAAGTATGAACCGGGTCTGCAAGCGGAGCTTCAATCACCACTTCGTCGTGGATATGCATTACCATTTTGTATCCTGCGTTATATAAGCTGTGCATACTGTAAGCTAAGCAGTCCCTGGCTACAGCCTGCACGATATTTTCAGTGAGCTTTCCTCCGTATGTCTGGATGAGCTCCCATTTACGTGTGGTTTGGTTGGTACCGTAGTACCATATTTGTTTACGGCCGTTATCACCTACTACGACTCTCGGCTCTATGTAAAAGAGCTGTCTGCCGCTTGGTAGCGTAACGGTTAATGTTTTTTCATCTCTTGACATGGCAATCCCACTTGGCAGGGCATTGCTTTCTCCGTACTCTATACAGCGAAGAGCCATATTTTCCAGCGTATACCACATATCGACTATACGTTTATTTGAGGACCGCCAGCGTTGTACAATATCGGGCAATTCTTCCTCATGCAACCCCATATTAAGAGCACCCATGTTGATAAGAGCACCGGCAGCACCTTGGTAGCCTAGAGCAAGCTCTGCGACTTTACCTTTTGCACGCAGCGCATACTCGGGATTGCCTTTTGCTATGCGCTCTACCGGAACGCCGAACATTGCCGATGCAGAAGCTTCGTATATTTTTCCGTGGGTATTAAATACGTCTAGTCGCCAGTGCTCTTGTGCCAGCCAAGCGATCACCCGTGCTTCGATGGCTGAAAAGTCAGCAACTAAAAATTGGTGACCGTCTTTTGGTATGAAAGCGGTACGGATTAGCTGTGATATGGTATCAGGTACGTTGCCGTATAACATCTTGACACCCTCGGTGTTACCTGCTTTTACTAGGCTGCGGGCAATGTCTAAAGTTTCTAAGTAGTTACGCGGCAGATTTTGCACTTGCACCAGTCTGCCAGCCCAGCGCCCCGTGCGGTTGGCTCCGTAAAACTGTAATAGACCTCGTACTCGGCCGTCTGTACACACAGCAGTGTTCATGGTACGGTACTTAGCTACGCTAGTTTTACCAAGCTCTTGACGTATCTTTAGTACAGAAGCAACAGCAGGGTCGCCACAGGTGTCAATAATCTGCTGTAAATCCGCTTTATTAAGTGAGTCGACAGGCGTTCCCGTCTGCTCTTCCACCCACTGCTTAAGCTGTGATATGCTGTTTGGATTATCCAGCCCCGTAATGGCTCTTGCTCTGTCTGTAAGCTCCGTTGTGATTTCTTCATCTATGGACAAAGCACCTTGTATCAGGTCTACATCTACCCTTACACCACCAGAGTTAATATACTGGTCGATTATCCAAAGCATTTGCTCTGATATAGGAAGCTCATGGAGCAGATGGTTTTTTACTGCCATTTCGGTCACAACGTCCTGCTTACAGTACTCCTTAAAAAGCTCCCATTTTTCAGGCTCGTGATGTGGAAGATTACGTGTTCGGCCGCCGTTTGTTTTTGTAGGCTTGCACGGCACACAAAAGTATCGTATGAGCGCTTTACCGGTGGTAAGTTTTCGCTTATCTTCGCTTAGTCCCAGAGCTTCACCAACCGCGGAAAGCCCCGCAGGATAACCACAGTACAAGCCCTGCACCATGGTACAGCGCCACTGATAAATAGGGGTTGTGTAATGCTTTGATAAGCAATACTGCTCAAAAGCAGCATTATATGCGTACTTGGTAACGTTGATATCTCCTAAAGCCGCTATGATATCAGGTGGAATCTCTTCGCCTTGTGCCAAATCCACGATTTGTACAGAACCGCCGTCAACAGAATAGGCGAAGAGTAATATGGCAAAATCAAAGGACTGCACGTACTTGTACAGTCCTGCTTTGCTGATATCCACCGATGAGTACGTCTCTATATCGATAGATAAATATTTCATACTACATCACACGCTGTCCAGTAACTGGATCAATTACAATTGGTTGACCTGTAATTGGGTCTACCTCACCTTGTATGTATTGCAATGGCTGCTGTGTAACTGGCGCCGGCTGGGAATACTGCGGTGCCTGTGAGGGGTGTTGATACTGCATGGCTGGTGAGGCTTGTACCGGCTGTTGATAAGGAACCGGTTGCTGTGCAACAGGAGCCGATCCAAATACTTCTTGCGCACTCTTACGTCCAGATAGAGGTTCTCCGTCCTCTAGCTTTTGCAGGTTATTAAGCCCACAGCCTACACCTTTTTTACCTGCTGCGTTGTATGCAAAAAAATTAATATCTGCACGACCATAGCACCCACTGTATAGTGAGTTTGGGTTAATAATTGGTTGCAAAGAAGCGTCTACCATACCGGGTTGTTGCTTGCTAGATGCTGTAATCACCCAGTGACCTTTTGCCTCTTCTCCAAACTCCTCACCGCTTGGTCTCACACCATCACCGTCATACAGCGGGATAGCAGGTCTTGCAGGCATCTGACCCGCAAACACAGAAACCATTCCATCTTGTAATGTCTGTTGAATAGCAGCGTCAATTGCTTGCTTTGTGGCTACATCGGTTTTTGGGATAAGTAAAGTTACAGAGTACTTTGGTTCTCCTCCGTTGTTTGAGCGTGGCTCAAACGCGTTTAAATAGCTAAATCTTACTTTGCCTGTTACTACTTGTGCCATAATTAAAATACCTCTCTATATTATTTATTTGAAAATACGTGTTGCGCATTCGTCATATGAAACGGCTGTCTCTTATCTGATTCCGGGACAATCGTAGGTTTGCCGGGAGTCTTAACCACTTGGTTTGTTAACAGCTCGGCGAACTTACTTTTACCCAGCATAGTTTCAATTTTAGATAGCGTCAGTGGTGTACGCTCATAGAGTAGACTTTCATCAATACCATTTTCAGTTAAAATGGCAAAGGCCTTGTCTATGTCTACAAACGACCTTGTTGAACGTCCTTCTACGGCTTTCCACCCAGGAACATCATTTCCTTTTAGCACCTCATCAAGTGCATACTCCTTTACGTCTTTTGCCCACTTCTCAAGGTCTTGCGCCTGATGTAGTATCTCTCCAATTTCTGTATTGGACAGCATGGCGGACTCAGCAAAAGCGTACTTTGCTAAATCCAGATTAGCAACCGCGCGGGCCCTGCAAATCGCCTTTGCTCTACAGAATCTACAGTGTTCACCGGGCACACAATCGCCTTCACCTTTAAAGGCTTTTTCTGCGCGAGGCTTTACAAACTCATCGCCCCACTTGATCAGTTCCTCTGACTTAATTTCCCACTCGGATATAGAGTCAAAACGGGGCTGTACTATCGACATCTTGATAGTGTGAATGTTGTACAACATCTGATATGCGCTTAAAGCTCCTAACGCATATAGCATCATCTGTGGATTATGGTCCGCAGAAACTGGAACACCTTTGCCGTGCTTATAGTCAACAACATGTAAAGTATCTCCGTATACGATGATGCAGTCAGCTGTACCAAATCCTTCCGGAACATATGCACTATAGTCAACCCTGCGCTCAATCGCAATGTGAGGTGTTGACGGATAACTTAACATAATAGAATCGATATAGTCCAGATAGACATCTGCGCACTTCAACATCTCATCTTGATAAAGCTCGTGTTTTTTCAACTTATTAAGCCGAGTCGTAAAAGCTCTTGGACCAAGAGCCAATGTGTACGCCTTTGTCAGTTTTAATTCACAAATTTCATGAGCCAGTGTTCCCTCTGCGGCATATAAGCTTTCTGTTTCCGGTACATTTTCACACATGCGCGCGGACGGTGAGCATACAAGCCATCTCGCAGCAGAGCTGGCGCCGAGCAGCGCGTGAGCCTTCGGAGCACTTACTGTCGTCTTACTCATATCTGTGCCCCCATACCTCTAAGAGCAGTAGCTAAAGCTCCATATTGGTCTGGTTGCAGACCCATGATGCTTGGCACACCGAAACCACTGAGCAGTGCCCTGATATCTTCCATTTTTCCTGCATCAACCAATGAAGCCATAGCCGTCTGTAGCTGCTCGATAGTGTATGGTTGTGCTACATGACTGGTAGGAATAGCCGCCGGCTGCTGAACCTCTGCAACAGGCTGCGCCGCAGGAGTTTGAGTGACAGGCGGCTGCACAGGTGCTTGCGCAGTCGGTACAGGAACAACAGTGGAAGCCACAGGCTGAGTGGGTGCTGCATTTAAAGGTGTACTTGATTCTGCCGTCGAGGGAGCTGCCTGAACAGTGGGTTGAGCTGGCGCAACTGATATAGGATTTATTTTTTCTAAAGCTGAAATCAATCGGTTTATCGTTTCAATTGCTTTGTCGTCCAGAGTTAGCGTTATTGTTGTTGGTATCATTTGTAAATTCTCCTTTTATATTTGTTTTATGGTAGATACAATCTTTATTGGGACAGAATGTGTCACATATACCCTCGTCTTTACATGAATATTCTATGTACATTGACACACCCACTCTTTATTTGGTATACTGAAAGCGGTTAATTTTTTTCTTTGTTCCGTTCGAGCTGCAACTCTTACGGAACTTTTTCTTTTTACTTAAAAAATGATTTAATATTGCTAATGCTGCAATACCGGCTATACATACAGCTTGTCCTATAAAGAAGCCTACAAAGTCGATATTGCCCAGCTCAAAACTCCCGACCACACCCAAAGCAGCCAGAGTTAAAGCAAAAGTCAATACAATAAATACCCAATCAAATATTTTGTTCATTTGGCTTTAAGTCTCCTCTCATAAATCGCAAAAAAGCTTCTTTCGGTATCTTCACACGTGTACCGATGATAGATACAGGAAAGCCCAACCTTTCGGGGCAGCGGTTAGCTTGTACGCGTATTGTCTGTGCATCACACCCCAGAACTTTCGCCACATCTTTAGGGGTTAAAAATTCCTCCGTGTAAGATTCTACTTCTCGTAAAGTTTGCATTTTTTCACCTCCTTTCGTGATTTTAATTAACATTTTATGTGAGTTTAATTCACCTTAAATACAAAATATTGTGTTTTTATTGATTTTTAAATCAATATATGGCATAATTTGTAGCAGTTGAAAATAAATTTTCTAATTTTATTTCAGGAAAGAACGTATTTTGTATAATAAACGCTTCATCCAATGTAAACGAATAAATACCTTGTAATTTTTTACAAAAAGTTCTTGGATTTATTCCTATGGATTCCGCTATTTGTTTTTGAGAATATTTCTTTTCTGAAATTAAAAATTTCAAGTTAGGATACTTTGTCTTTGCTGAAATTGCCACTTTATCACCTCATTATTTAATAATAAATAAGAAAGAAGTTGTTTTGAATGCTAAACGATATTTCACCTGATTTTGCAAAAATTAAAGCTGATGTTTTTGAGATCCAAACCAAAATATTAGACGCCACTTATAAAAAAATTTATGAAGCCATCACCCCTATAACCGAACAAACCCAACTTATGATGCAAGAGATTATAAAAAGCTATGCATCTGTAATTAAGCAAGAGTTAACTACTAAAATAGATATTAATCAAGTAGTATTATCTATATCTGCCATAGCAAAATCTATTGAGCAATCTTCTTTTTACGACGTGAAAATGATTGAACAAGAAGATAACAAGAAAATTGAACTGGATGATAACTTAGTTGAACAGTTAACCGATATTGTAGAAAACGTTGTTACTGAAGAAAATGAAGATAAAGGTAGATTGCTTGATAGCATTAAAAATAAAATGCCGTTGGAAAGGCTTTTTGCAATAATCACCAGCTTATTTCTTCCGCTATTATTTTTTGCTTATGAAACTATTAATTCACATATTGATTCGCTAAAACAAGAAAAAGAAACTGCAGAAATCATAGAAGAGCTAAAAAATAGTAATCAGAAACAAGATGAGATACTCAGAACAATTCATCAGCTAACAGATTACGTGCAAGAAAACTTAGATTAAAAAATCATATAAGCAATAGTTAATTCTAAAATTATTAAGCCTAGCCATAGCCAGTAAGTATGTTCTTCCAGCCTATACAATCGCTTTTCCCATTCGCTGAAAAGAGTGATTTTTTTATTTTTGCTATTTTTTTGCAAAACCTTTCTTCGTGGTAAATTCATACTTTTTAATCCTCATTAACTAATAGTTATTTCTGAATACAGAGCAATCTAAAAGTTTCTCTACCCTTTGGTGTAACCAAAGTCTGTGTTCCACTCCAGCTGGATTTATCATTGAAACACTCTTTTATTACGAATAAACCTTGTTCAACATGTTTTGCATAGGGCATTAATTTTGCACGTTTATCCCGATACAAGTATTTCTTTTCAAGTAGAAATTTTATAAAATCCCTTTCTTTTACTTGCAGTTGTTTCGCTGTTTCTCTAAAGTTAGTCAATAGATTGCGGTCTACTAAATCATCAAAATACTCTGCTTTTGGTGTCATAATGGCATTTTCTACTTTTAAATTTGAATTCACCATTTGTAATAGTTGATTTTTCTCTTTCTCTTCTTTCAATGCTGTTGCAATCTTAATAATCGTATCAGGATTTAATATCGCTGCTTCCAGTGTTTCTGGTGTCATATATGCACCGTGTTTTCTTATCGCTGGTAACACTTCTGATGTAACCCATTTTCTAAACGGTATAGCTTCTGGTTTATCACTACGTAAAATAACATTGTAAAGACCTGACTCATTAATCACAGTAGTATTTTGTAATCCCCCAGAGGTACGGAGTTCAATTCCGCACCTTTCATCTTCATCAAGACGTTCAGCAACTTTATGTGGGCTAGACAAATTTAGTGCATCACATATGTCTTTTAGAACCCACCAAGTAGTACCATCTTTTTCTACTGTTCTTATTTGTTTGTTTTGGTATTCAAAAATTTGTAGTTCTGTCATACTGCACACCTCTTTCAATTTGATTTTCTTCACGCTCTTGGTCGAAATCTGACTCGTTTAAATCCAAAATTTCGCAAATTGCGCGCCGCATCTTAGGACTTTTACGCCGACCACTTAGAATACGCCACATGTATCCAGTGTCAAGATACAGGCCTGTTTTGGACCTACATTCTTCTATCAACCAATTCTGCGATTTTCCTATTTTTAGTAACTTGATTCTAACAGCTATTCCAAAATTCGATTCTCTCAAAAAAATCGCCCTCTTTCCTGTCGATTGTTGATTTTAATTCAACTCATTATTAAAAAAAATAACCTGCTTTTGTTCTGTACTTAATGAAAGAATACGGGCTAATTTCTCAATCTCGCTGCCTTTAAATTCATAGATACCTTTTACCTTATTGTAGAAGCCCATTTGGGATATCCCCAATGCTTCTGCCAATTCTTTTTTGCTAAGTTTAGAGCGAGTTATAGCAACCTCTAATTCATCTGTATTGGTCATTTAATGCACCCCCTTTTGCATTTTGTTGATTTTTATTCAACAACATTATAATACACCACAGTTGAATTAAAGTCAACAGTTTTATTTAATTTTATAAAAAAATATTGACTTTAATTCAACAAAGCTCTATAATAATAATGAAAATACTAATTTGAAAGAAGGTGACCTTTTTGGAAATATACAATAGAATTAAACTGAGAAGAGAAGCTATTAACATGTCACAAGATGAATTAGCCATAAAAGCTGGATATAAAACAAGGTCATCTATATCCAAAATTGAAGATGGAAAAACAGACCTTCCGCAATCAAAAATAGAGTCGATTGCTAAAGCCTTACGTACAACACCTGCTTATTTAATGGGATGGACAGATGACCCTGTTAATTATGAAGATCCAGATATAATCTCTAATATTTCTCCTGATATTTTAGAGCATTTTAATGGAAATGCAGAAAAAGCCTACAAAGCTCAAGAGAAAATATATGAAGATGGCGCAAGGGAATCTTGCGATAATTTAAACATACTTGATAAAGATGATGCTCTTGTAATACTCAATAGAAATGCCAGAAAACTCAGCAAGGAAGATAGAGAAAAACTCCTTGATATGGCTAGACTAATGTTTAAGGAGGAGTTCAATGACTGATCGAGCCAATTATATATTGGCATCCAATGCCGTTTATAAAGTACTTGAGAATTATAATGGTAAGTTACCTCAAATTGATATCTTTGAAATTATTAAAGATTATAAAAATATTCGCTTATTCACCTATTCAGAAGCTGCTAATAAACAAAAATGCACTTTTAGTCATTTTATTCAAAGTATACCGAGTGCGTATGGTTTCACAATTTCGGATAAGAACTCAAACAAACATCTTGTTTTTTATAACGATTTTAAAGATGATACCACGATTCGATTCACACTTGCTCATGAATTAGGACATATTATCTTACAACACGATGAGGATAACGATATTTCAAATAAAGAAGCTAATTGTTTTGCACGAAATTTATTGTGCCCAATCCCCATTGCTAGAGAATTTAACCTGCGCACTGTTGAAGATTACGTTTCTTGCTTCCAAGTAAGTGAGCCTATGGCTGAAGTATCTCTCGATTATAAGTCGGTAGATTTTAATAATATATCTCAATATAATTATCAAATGCTTGAAGACAAAGTTTATGAGTATTTTTGGGGCTATACTCTGCCAGAATGGTATGGTGCGCAAATATCATAAATACTTTTAATAATTTCTACTGTATTCAAGGAGGCAAAAACATGAAAATATACACTATTATAGGTGGTGTAAACGGCTCCGGAAAATCCAGTCTTACCGGTGCGATTAAGGCAGAACGCAAAGACTTAGGCACCATTATTGATGTGGACAAGCTAAACGCCACTTTAGGTGATAAAATATCCGGTGGTAAAGAAGCAATAAAAAAAATAAACCATTGCATTGAGCACGGTTTATCATTTACACAAGAAACTACTCTTTCAGGTGCCAGAACGGTTTCTACAGCGAAAAAGGCAAAAGAGCATGGATATTACATTAGATTATATTATGTAGGCTTAGACACAGCCACAGAGAGCTTAAAAAGAATCCAAAACCGTGTTGAAAAAGGCGGGCATGATATTCCTAAAGAAGATGTTATGCGCAGGTTTCAAAACAGATTCGAGTCTCTAAAGGCTATCCTCCCCTATTGTGACGAAGCTGTCTTTTTTGACAACGACAACGGCTTTGCAGAAATTGCAGAGTACAAAAATGGAGAGTTAATTTTAAAAGGTTCTGAACATCCTGAATGGATTAAAGAGTTTCACGAATATATTACAAAATAAAAAATAGCCGTTCACTATGGCAGTAGTGAACGGTTTGACTCGAAGTGCATGTCATCACTCCAAAAATATTATACTAAACTAGCGAAGAATGTCAATCATTGGAGGAAAAGGAAATGAAAAAGAAAGCATTGGTTTTACTTGTTGGACTACTCGCAGCATCAGCGGTATTTGCTGGATGTGGAGTAAGCCAGACTACTCAAACTGCAACAGATGGAACAGCACAGACAGAACAGCAAGAAAAAAAGGAAAATTTAGAAGTGTTAGAACATAGTGTTGTACATGATGGATATTTATCTTATATTGTTGGTAAAGTTAAAAATAACACTAATAAAACTTATTCTTATGTGCAAGTCAGCATCAATTTATACAAGGGTGAATCTCAGGCAGGTTCCACATTAGCTAATGTTAATAACTTAGAACCAGGAGGAACTTGGGAGTTTAAAGCATTGGTTACAAATAATGATATTACGGGCTATAAAATCGTAGAGGTCACTGGTTTCTAGAAATAATAATTATAAATTAAAACAAAAAAACGCCCCTACCCTGCGCCAACAGGATAGAGACGTTGACTATATAACCCTAGGGCTACATAGTACGGTGTTCAACCAAAAATATTGTACCATTGCAGCCCGTAAAAATCAAGGGCTGCTTTTTTGCGCCCTTTTTTAGGAGGCATGTACAATTGAGGTGCAAAAAATGTAAGAAAGAGATACCGGACAATTCTAAGTTTTGCAATTTGTGTGGCACCAATCAAACTATAAAGACGCGTAATGTAAAGACGCGTGGCAATGGGCAAGGAACAGTGTTTAAAACAGCAAGCGGTAAATATAAAGTCGAGGTAGTTCTGTATTACTATGTCGTAGATGGCAAAACAAAGAAAAAGGTCCGCACTGCTACATTTGACAAAAAAACAGATGCTATAAACGCAATACCTATTTTACGAAATAAAGAAACAGTTGATAACCACACTATTTTTAATTTGTATCAAATTTTTATCGACACTGAAAAATATAAAAACCTAAGTAAATCACAGCAGGATAAATTGCGATTTGCATGGAACAAAATAATTTCATTACATAACAAAAAAATAGTTGATGTTACGTTTTCTGATATGCAAGATCTAATAAAAGAGATTGCGCCTACACACGATACTGCAAAAGATATTAAAGCGTTATTATGCCATCTGTATGATATCGCCATTAAACGAGAATGGTGTGATATAAATAAGGCTAAAAAATTGGAAATCCCACCTGCATCGATTCCGAAACGGCAAGTATATTCTGACGAAGAGTTACATAAATTTTGGTGCGATTACAAGAACGGAAATGTTTTTACAGGCTACATACTCCTCATGTCATATGTAGGCCTTAGATATGGAGAGTTAGCAGATATAAAAAAAGAAAATGTCTATCTGGATAAAAAATATATGATTGGTGGTATTAAAACAGAAGCTGGTAAAAATCGTGAGTTGGCAATCGCTGATTGCATCCTCCCTATTGTCACTCATTTTTATAACACCGGAAAAAATAAACTGATAGAAATAAGTAAAAAACAATTTTACAAACTGTATTGGGAAACAATCGAACGATTAGGTATTAGAAAATTACCTCCCCAAACTGGTAGGCACACCTATTTTACAAAGTTAGCGCGAGCAGGTGTGCAAACCAGTGTTATTACAGAGGCAGGCGGACATGCTAATTTTAATACTACCCTAAAAAATTATGTACGTATTCCAATCGAAGATAAAATTGATGCAGTTAACAAAATAAGGGTTGAAATCGAGAAGGAATAGCGGAAGGAATAACACAAAATTTTTAACAATTTCCCACCATTTTTGCAATTTAAAAGTAAAAACAAAAAA